CTGAATGAGAACGCCGATCTTGTTGCCGCCAGGAACGGCGCCGGTCCAGCGCATCGAGCTGTCGCGGAAAGTGCCGCGCGCGGTTTCGTCGGCGACCAGACAATTCTCATAATCGATGAAGGTCTCGTCCTCGATCGTCCAGTCTTCGGCGTGGAGCATGTAATGGCCGACCGGGGCGGTCCACGCCCTCTTGTCGGACTTCCACCACTGGTTGCCGGTGATCTTGATGACCTTCGAGCGAATTCCTGCGGCGGCGATCAGGATGTCGCTCTGGATCGTCGAGGCCTGGATATTCTCGCCGCGATTGTTCGCGATGGTGATCCGCTCGCAAGCCTGGCCCGAAACGTCGTAGCCCGACATGATCAGGAAATTTCGGACGTTGCGGACAAAATTGTGATGGACGAAGGTATCGCGATAGGTGCCAAGAACCAGGTGGCCGGCGTTCGTTAGACCCGGCCCCTCATCCAGTTCAGGATTGTCGACCAGCGAGCAGCTGGCGACCTCGAAGTCGAACGAGTTATAGATGCTGCCGCCGCCGCCGGTATAGCCGAGGTAGAAGCCATCGCAGAGGTCCGCGCCATGCAAGTTGATCAGCTTGCCGGACGAATGGTGCGCCTGGACCATGTAGCTGTTGCGGGCGTGGCCGTTCCTGAATCGACCGCGGCGTATGTCGACGTCGCAGCGATAGAAGCTGAACGCGGAGATCGCGAAGCCGCCGAGATCGAAGTGGAGCCGATCGATCTCGGCCTGCCCCAGGTCGTCGTCGCTCGTCCCGGCGAACTTGAAGATAGGGTTGCCGGCATTGCCGGGCACATTGAGCTGGGTCGGCGCCTCGATCGCGATGATCGTCGCTCCGTTGCCATCGAGCCGAAGCCCAGTGTCGCCGAGCGCGAAAGAAATGTCTGTGTCGGTACCTACGCCGTAGCGCGCGCCTTGACCGAGCTGCAGGCCGAGTCCGTAGGTTATTGCGTCGTCTAACAGCTCGGCCAGTGCCGTGCTGTTATCGACCCCATCATCGTTCACGAGATTGCTCACCGCCGGGGTGAGCGGCAGATCGCGCAGCAGGGCGCGCGTCGTTGTGGGGATCGTGAACGTGCCGAGCGGCTTGTGCGCTACCAGAGACGTGCCCGCGGTAGGCGAACGCAGAGAGGTGATAAAGCTGGCTACAGATGTCCAGAGGCCCCCGTCCGCATCATCGTCGGACCCGATCAGAGTCGCGCCATTCGGGGCGCTGAGGGCGGCGATGATTTCGTCCGGCAATTCTGGGCCGGCACCGACCACCACCCGACGATCGCGAAGGATCAGCTTGCCGCCGTAATAGTAATGGAGCTCGTAGATGCCGTCGGCGGCATTGAAGTAGAACCCGCCATATGCGTCGCTGGAAACGGGATTGGCGAGATCCCCGCCCCCATCCTCTTCCAGCTCGGCGAGCGCGCCGGCGATGGTGTAGACATAGACCGAGACGCCGGGCAGGGGGGCCTCGAGCTGGTTGCGGATCGTATCGGCATAGCGCGTCATGGCGCGATCGCGAGATTTCGTGCCGAGCGCGCAATCACATTGGTCTCGGCGGTTGCGCCTGTCGCGTCAGTGACCGTGCATTTGAATTCCGCTTCAGCCGTGGTTCCAGGGTCGACAGCTTCTGCCGTGAAGGCGGTCGCAGCCGCCTCATCATTCACGATCGCCCAGTCTCCGGGATTGGCGTCGGAGCGTTCCCAGAGATATTCGAACGGCGCAACGCCGCCAGTGATCGTGACGGATGCCGCGGCGGTGGAGATGTCGACAGGTGAACTGCTGTTGCCGAAGCCGGTGTGAGACGTTGGCGCAGCTGCGGCCGTCATCGACGCGAAGAAGCTCTTGAGGCCTGTCGCCGTGCGAACCGCCCCGCTGGCGATCGGCTGCGGCACCTCGTCGACGTCTATGAACTGGAGCGAAGCCAGTTCGGCGAACGCGGTCTCGCCGCGGACGCCGCTCACGTCGCGGTCCTCAGCAGGATGTCGCCGGGGAGCGAGGTCGGGTCAGCGTCAGCCGGACCCCGGACGAAAACCCGGCCGGAGGTGAAGTCAGCATCAGTGTGGTAGAGATGCGTACCGGCGCCTTGGCGGACGATATTACCAGTCATCGTGCCGCCGACGAGGGCAAGTGCGGCGGGGAGGCCGAGCGCAGCCTGGAGCGCGGCCTGATTCGCCAAGGTGAGAAGCGCGCGGCCGTAAGCGGTGGTCGCGAGGGCGGCGATGGCGGTCAGGTCACTGTCGAGAGGCTGGAACGATGGCCCCGTCTCCAGCGCGGCCGCGGCGCTCGGTGCATAGGCGACCAGCGTACCGGCCTTGTCCGTGACCCGGATCGAATAGTCGTCCTCCTCCATGAAGACGAGCACCGCGTTCATTCCGCTGACGATCATCCCGCCGAGCGTGCGCAGCGGCTGCGTGATCGGCTGGGTCAGATCGTCGTCGAGAAAGAGGTTGATAGGATCGGTCTCGGGGTCGGCATTTGCCTCGCCGACGTAGACGAACCCCGCGTCGAGCAGTGCCCCGCGGCTATCAATGAAAAGCGGGAACGGGTTGACGAGACGCTGCATTCGCCGCCTTGCGCTGAGGGTGCGCGGGCGAGTTTACGGGCAGCGGCGCAGAGGCGCAGTTGAACCTTATCGGGAGGCGGAGTAGCTTGCCGGCTATGAATCGGGAGCAGCGGGCGGCCGCCATTCGGCAGCGATTGCGTGACCAACAGCTCATTGACCTTGAAGCGGAGGGTCTTGGGCCTCCGTGCACATCGTGTATTCACGCGCCCATTAATGATTCAGGCAAGGGCCCGTGCACTCATGTCGCCTTCTGGCATTGGCGTTACGATCCGATCAATGGGAGGCGCAAAGGCGGGCACCGAGGAACGACCACTATGCAGGCGCGGGCCGCGGACGGAATGTGCGGTCCCGAAGGCTTACTCTTCGAGCCTTACACCGTTTTCAAGCGCAGCGCTCGGTGGCTCGCAAGGGCCAATCTGCTCACGCTGTATGCGCTAGCGCTCGGCACTCTGGTCGGCGCTTTAGTGATTGCGGGAACGCTACTCGGCCGCTGGTAGCCGGCTTCCCTGGCCTACTGCTCATCGGAGCCGACTGCGGGCGCAGTCGACGGAGTGCCGACGAGCGTCGTCACGCGCCCCGTAGCGCGCCCCGGTCGGCCAGTCGTCTGGGAACGCAGCCGTCTCTCCTCTTGCCGGAACTGCGCGATGAGGCGGCGGACGCGGGCCATGTCGGTTTCGCCAAGGAGCGATGCCACGCGCTGCTGAGCCCGGGTGGCTTGCCGGCCGCTGAGCGCCCGGGCAGCGAGGCGGAGCGCCGAAATGATCGGGATGCCGGATGTCGCCAGATCTCCAACTCCTATTGCGACGGCCAGCGAGGAATCGTCAGCGACGTTGGCCGCAGTCGGAGAACCGAGACGCGCCCTGCGGAAGGTCTGGAAACCTTCCTGCTCAGCCTCAAGCGTGCTGACGAAGCGATCGAACTGGCGACGGTCGCCGAACAGGCGTGCCAGCATCGCCCTCTTTTTCCCCGTACCGGCGAGATGGGTCACGATGTTCGCAGTGTCGCCGCGGCTGTCAACCTGTTCTGCCATCGCCCTGCGAGCGCCGAGGCGTGCCATTTCAGTCTCAAAGGGCGTCATCCCGCGCATCTGAGCCTCGATGTCATCGGCATTCATGCCGATTAGACGCCGACCGCGGTTCATCGCCTCAATGCCGCTCACCGGGCCGCCCCATGCCGCGCGGGCGGCAGCATAATCGGGATTTGCCTCGTCAAACTGACGCAGGAACGAACGAAGCGTGTTGTTAACGGCGCGGCCCTCTGTGTCGAGATTCAGACGCCCTGTCGTGCTGTCGCGATAGGCTTCGACAACATCGTCCAGGCCGCGCTTGATGTAATCGAGCGTCTGCCACGTCGGCTGCGCCTCGACAACCGGAGCCATCTCCCCAGCTAGAGCCGTTCCTGGTGCGGCGCGCGCGAACAGGAGGTCGCCATTTTCGTCGAGCGCAAGCCCGATCTCGTCTGGATTACGTCCCTCCTCCGCGGCGATGCGACGCGCGCGTTGTAGCGCCCCCCGCATGGACGGACGCTGGAGAATGGGACGTACGCGGCCAATAAACTCCGGCGCTCCTTCAGCGGCATATGCTGCATCATAAAGCGGTGCGGCGTTGGTCTGAGCTTGCGTCATCAGAGCGTCGGCGATTTCATGCGGATTGGATACCGGACCAAGGTCCCGCTCGATTGCCGCCGTCAGACGGGTCCCGAGCTGGTTCTGACGCTCATCGAGCGCATTGACAGCCGCCGTTCTTCCTTCGCCGGGCTGCCTTGCCGCTGCCGACATGGCGCCACGCGCGTTCTCCCCGCTGTCCGCCAGCATATATGGCACGCCAGTTTCTTCGGCACGGTCGGCCTGCCGAGACAATGCGGCAGCATCGTTCCCGTCAGCCCGGATGGCGCGATAGACAATCCGACGCGCCAAGTCCGGGGAGCCACGCAAGCCGCGCCATAGCGCTCGACCCGCTTGGGCGCCATAAGGAAGCGTCCCGCCCGCAGCAGCGCCGAAAACACCTTCTACTGCGAGCTGAGCGGCGCGATCGACAATGCCGCTGTCACCGCTGCCAGCTCCGTGCGCTGCCCCGTATGCGCCGCCCTCCATCCCGAGACGGACCGCAGAGGCGCGGCGAGCGGCGGCGAGGGCGGCTTCACGCGTTCCGCCAGCGCGCAACGTCTGAACTGCTGCCGTGCGAGCATCGGCAGCAACGCCAGACGGAATGACTAGTGCTCCCGCGACTTGCCCCACCGTCCGAGCCACTGGGTTATGTTCGGCGTCGAACTGGTCGATGCCCCTCTGACGATAGAGGTTTTCCTGATAGGTGCCGCCGTTGAATACCGTGTCACCTACAGCGCCGATTTCATCAGCGAACCCAGCGGAGAGAACATCAGCTGCGCCGCGGACCCCGGCGTCAATATCCTGCGTCCCGACCGAGAGCGTGGGGCCACCTGGAATGGGGGTGATGCCAACGCGATAATCTGTCTGGCGTTCCGGTGGTGTGCCGCGTTCCGTAGGCTGTCGGGCGCCGCTTCCGCGCACATACCCTGCCCCAGCGCCTCTGGCACGAATGATCTCATCCGCATTGCCTATGTCGCCAAGCCCGTTTTGGTGAGCGAAGGTGCGGAGCTGAGCGGCAGTCGCGCGCGGGTGTGCCGCCATCCACGCGTCGTAAAGCTGCTCCTGCTGCGGCGTCCAGGGGTCTGCCGGCTGAGGCGGTATGGGTTCGTCATTGAAAACGAGATCAGTTCCGGCCGGTGCCCTGCCATTCCGTGCGGGCGGTTGCTGTCCTTCCTCCCCCTCGAACTGCGTCAGCCACTGTTCAAACTGCGTGCGATCCTCGGGCCGCATCGAACGCCCAGCGGCATTGACCAACCCTTCCAGTGCCCGCCGACGAGCACTGCGCTTCTGGGCGAGAACTTCCGGCCCATCGCCGGGCATGGGGAAATAAATGCGGCGCTGCCGCTCCAGTTCTTCTTCAGGGATCGCGGCCCCCGAATCTTGGCGCAGCGTTGCGGCGATAAACTCGTCTTGCGCGCTGTCGGCTACCTGCCTCTCGGGACTGTTGCCAATTGAGCTCGGCAGTTGATTGAGCAAGCTGGGCGCATAATCGTGAATTGTCTCGCCGACATAAGAGCGAGGCCCAACGCCGGTTCCTTCATAAGATCGATTGGCGCCGAAAGCGCGCATGAAGAACGATGCGGCGCGCCGCTCCGCCTCGGCCGCTTGCGCCGCCGTCCCGGCCGCCGCGTCCCTGGCGCGCTGCTCGTTTTCCAGCGTCAGCCGGCGCAGGTTCGCAGCGTCAATCTCGGCCTGGGTCTGCGTCTGCGGCGAAGGCTGCCTAGTCGGCGGCACGATCTGCACGAGCGGCGCGCCCTGCCCCTGAGGGCCAGACACTACAGGGTCGTTATCCCAGGGCTGCGCCTGCATCAGGGCTTCCTCCGGTGGACGCCGTTCGGGTCGATGTATTCCGTGCCACTGGGAAGGGCGGCATATTGCTGGCGAGAGCGAACGCGGACTGGGCCTCGGCCACTTTGCTGCTGGCCGGCCCGCCGACGCCAGCCTGGGCTTTCGACGTCGCGCATGGCAGCGGCGAGCTGACTGACGTGCTGAGGGCCAATTGGATCGTCCGGGGAGACGCCCATGCTGCGCGCGACGCGTGTGATGTAGTTGTTGATCTGCGCGTCGCTGTTATCGCCGCCATTCCGACGGCGCGGCGCATAGGTTTCGACCACGCTCCTGATCGTGCCGCCATTGGCGAGATAACGCGGCCCGGCGAGCAGCCGTTCTTGGGCCGCGATGCCATCTGCGAGTGTCTCAAACCGCCGAAAGCGGGTGCTTCCCCGCGCACGGAGCCCGCCCGGATTGTTCAGCGCGAGCGGACCTCTCCTTCCCGAGCCAGCACCGTCGGCCGGAGACTCGCCGCTGTCAGGCTGCGGCTGCCTACCGGTCTGGGGTGCCGTTGGTGTCGCTGCTGCCGTAGGTGCCGAACCCCCGCCGAGCATGGGAATACCCTGGATAGGCGGCACCTGATTGAACGAGCCGTTCGGTCCCGGAACGATGCGCCCGCGCGGATCCTGAAACAGCGGCTCCCCGGTGTGCCGGTCGTAGATGATGCCGTTCATTTCAGCGGTTTCGCGCTGGAATGTGCCATAGACCTGCGAATAGCGCTCCGGGTCGACGGCGGCCGTGCTGCGCTCGAGGAAATCGACCGCGTATTGCCGCTCGCGCGGATCGCTGGACCGAAGCCCTCGCAATACCGCTGTATCCATCGGGTCTTCGGGCTGGCCCGCCGCGCGATCTGCTTCGATGCGCCGCTCAAGCGCTTGAGCAGCAAGGTCGAACCGGCCACCCCTCGCGGCCTCTGTTACCTCGGCGAGCGCCTGGAATTCCGTGCGCCGACGGGCGCCGTCCATTGCGCCGAAGCCGCGGTTGATCGCCTCCGAAAATTGCGGGTAGCGGTACATGAGCTCGGCGAGCTGGGCGGCCGTCGGATTTTGGCCAAGGCCCTGCACCGCTCGCTGGAAAGCGTCCTGCTGCTCGTTTTCGCGGGTTTGCTGAGACTGAAGCCTGGTCTCGCGCGATGTGTCGATCTGCTGCGCCTGCTGACGAAGCTCCATCAGGCGCTGTTGCAGTTCCTGCTCGGCATAGTTTGGAATCAGCGCGGCGCCGCTGCGGAGAATGGCGCCATGATCTATGGGCTGGCTCGCCATCAGAAGCCGCCGGCGGGCAGCCCACCGCCGCCAGTGAACATGCTGAGCACCTTGTTCACTGCGTCGTCTAGAAATGCGCCGCCATTGTTCCACATGCTGGAACTGATGCCGCCGCGCGTGAGAATGCCTCCGGCTCGGACCTGACCCTGCTGGCCGAGAATGTCGGCGATCGAACGCGTGCTGTTCTGTCCGGCGCCGCTTGCTCCACCGACCGCTTGCAGCCCCATATTGGAAATACCGCCGAGCCGGCCGATCTGGCGCTCAAGCTCCTGCGCGAAGGCGTCAGAGCGGAAGTCGGCAAGACCTCGTTGCGTGTCGCCGCCGCGAAGACCGCCGGTGGCAGAGGCATTCTGTAGCACCGACTCCTCGCCATTGCGGATGACACTCGCCAGCGCCGGTGAGGATTGGACTATGCCCATTGCGCGCTGCTGCGCCTCAGGGCCGTTGATACCGAGCAGGTCAAGCAGGCTGCTGAGGCCGGCACTACCGCCTTCGGTGAACGGGGCATAGGCTACACGGTCCTGATCGCGCTGGTTGCTGAACTCGCCGAGGGCGCGATCAAGGAATCCGATTTGCGCGGTTTCAGCGCTGCGGGAGGCTTTCTTCGCCGATCCCGCACCGAGCATTGAACCGATGAAGCTGAACAGGCCTATGGCCGCCTCCTGACACGCGCGGGCGTGACTATACGAGACGGCTGCGCGGCTCGGCAGTTGAACCTTATCAGGCCACGCGCACCATCACGACCGAGCCGTTGCGATACACGCCCTCGACAGGAACTCCCCCTCCCGCCGCCGCCGCGTCGTTCGCATAATCGCTGAGGCCGGACAGCGTTGGTGTCGCAAGCGTCTTGCCGGAAAGTGTCTCTACGCCCTCGAGCGAAGCAAGAGTCCCAGCCAGCGGCAGGATCAGGTCAGTCGCCCCGGTGATGATGAAATTGAGGCCGCCATCGCCAGAAACCCTGGCGGCGAGGTCGCTGATTCGCACGGTGAGCCGCGTTCCGTCATCGACGAGTTCAATGCCGTCGCCCGCGGTCACGATGCGCTCATTTTCGAACACGTCGTTAGCCGACAGAACGAGCACGGTGGCCACCGCGATCGAGGATGAAGTGTCCTTTGCCTCGGTTGCCGTTTGACTGGTCCGCTCGACCGCCGCCGCCTGCTCCTCGAAGGCCACAACGAGGCGGGGGTTGCCGAATACTGCAGCCAAGTCCTCGCGGCGGATGGTCATGCCGCAAGCGGTCTCAAGTCCGCCTCGATCTTGGCGAAGCCGGGCATGGCGCGATTGTAGCCGCGGAATCGTAACCCCAGATAATTGGTGAACCGGCTATGCGGGCGCCACTGCAGGCGTTTCCGGCGATCTCCGGCCCGACCCATTGATATGGCCCGCTCCACACTGAACGTCTGGCCATCCCGGGTCATCGACAAGAAAACAGTCGCTTCGTCTTCAGGAGGAATTCGCCCGGGAAGCCCGATCAGCTCGATGCTGTGAACAAGCGCGCCCTTCCCTTCGTTGTAAACCAGGCCGGCATCAAAGCCCCATTCAACCTTGTCGCCGAAGTGCGAGCTTACATCCTCGCTCAAGAGACCAAAGCCGCTACTGGCGTGGTCGCCCACATAGGCGCGCCCATAAGCCAGAACGGCGTTGCGGACGCGATAGGGCTGGCCGGTTCCCGAGCGCGCGCGATACCAGACCGGCTGCCCGACCGTTTGCGAGGCGCTCTTGAGGTAGACCCAGCTCTCGGTCGGAAGATGGACAAACAGCCGCTCCTCGTCTCGATAGGTCCTGGCCTCCAGGTGAACGCAGCCGCAATCTTCGACATCACGGAGCGCATCGTCGATCGTCCGCGTGCTGATCTTGGCGGCCGACCCCTGCCCCGCAACATAGACGCCAAGCGCTTCGTTCCTCGCCGAGCCGACAAAGGCGAAGCTGCCGGCGAACAAACATTTGGCGTCCGCTCCGATGCAGCCGACCGGGATCGTGGCCCCGGGGATGGTCTGAAATGGAAAGCCCGAGCCGCCGACATTGCGGAAAACCTGAATTGTGTGGCGATTGAGGACATAGGCCTCGCCGCGCGCCTTGATCAGCCCGGTGACCTTGTCAGGGTCTTCCTCGGCCGAGCCATATTTGAGCGGCAGAATCTGAAATGGGTCAGTCAGCTCCGTGACCACGACCGAAGTTCCGTCGGTACTCATCCAATAGCCCGCGATCCACATGGCATCGACGACCGCGCCGAGATCGGCATCGGTGACCTGCGCGAGCGTGGTCAGGTCATAAAGCCATAGCGCAGTGCCGCTGCGGATTCCCAGTCGGTCGAACGAATAATCCAGTCTCGCCGGGCCCTCACCCCCGACGTCGCCAATGATGGTCAGCGTGTTCGATGCGTCGATCCTGACCAGCTTAGTCCCCATCACCCGAAAGTGCTGGTCGTTCCAAGTGATCCCGCCCCGGTCGACGCCAGGCCCGGTGCCGAGGGCGATGCTGCCTGAGGTCGGCCGTAACTGGCCGCGGGAGATATTGCTGTTGATCGCCACCGGCTCGAGATTGAGCGGATAGGTCTGGATGTTTTCGGCCTGCTCGGTCGCCGCCACGCCGGACAGGAGCGGAATCGCGACCATTAGGGCGTCTCTTGGATGAACGGCACCCTGCGAGGATGGCCCGCGCCGCGCGGCGTGTTGGCGGCGATCAGGGCGGTCGGCATGACCGCGTTGCGCGAACAGACGGAATTGAAGGAGCGCGTGATGCTCGCCGCGGCCGCTGGCGACAGGCTCGCTCCCAGGCCCGGGGACAATCTAAGCGCCAGATGCATGAATGCTGCCGAGACATCTTCATCGGCAAGGCCGCTCGGGTCTTCGGGCAGACCAGCACCGAGATCATAACCGAGCCTTACCCACGGTTCCTCGGTCATCATCAGGTCGAGCTGGCGAAGGGCGGCGCTCACTTCCTCGGGCGTGCGCTCAAACTCATACCCAGCCGACCCGCAGAACTCGAACGCCATTTCGATAATGTCGCGCTTCTGCCGACCGATGATGATGGTGAGGGTAACGGGCACCGAACGTCCTCAATTAGCCGATCAGCCGATAGATCAGAGTGGTCTGGAAATAGAACGAGCCGCCATCCACGGTCTCGGTCGGCGTGGCGACGAACAGCGGATAGGTGTCGGCAACGACTACGCTGAGGGGCGTCGTGCGAAGGCCCCTGTGCCCGGCGCCGAATGCGAAGGCCTGCGTGGTGATCGCCAGCTCCCCGCCTTCCGCCGTGATGGCGAGGGTCCATTCACCAGCGGTTTGCAGGAAATACCAGGTGACCGCCGCCTCGATGAGAACGCTGTGCGCGCCATATTCCGGGTTGACGCCCTCCATAAACCCGCCAGTGGCAGTGCGCGGGTTCACCCCGCCGCGCGTGTCGTGCAGGGCGACGGCGAATTTCTGCACCGAGAGCCAGCGTGTGCCGTCGTAGCGATATTCCATGCCTTGACGATCTGTGCGGATGAAATGATCACCGGAGACGGGCGGGACCGGAAACGAAGTGCCGCCTGATCGTGAAATCGTGATCATGTCGCCGCCGTCGTCCACCGTAGACGTGATGCCGAGGCCTGCGACCAGCGCTGTCCCGATCGCATCGCGCGCAAGTTCTGGGACTGCGCTCGTGTCGGCCTTCAGATCCAGCGCGGTCTGGACCGCCGGGATCACCCCTAACGGTGTGAAGCCGCTCACAGGGCATAGTCCATGGCGAGGCAGGTGATGTCGGCGGCAGTGAGCGCGGCGGTGCTTGAGTCCGCGGCAGCGGTGGTCACCCGATAGCCCAGCCCCTTGCTGAACTGCATCGGCGCGACATAATCGTCGACAAGGGCCGTCGAACCTGGAATTTCGATTGTCTTGCGCGGCGTGTCGGTCTGTGAGGGCGCGGTCGCCTTGTCGTAGAGCTTCAGAAAGACGGATGTCGCGCGGTTGTTCCTGAGCGTGATCTTGTGAAGAGAAACACCGCCCTTCCTGACCAGCGTCGCATTGACGCTCGCCGCCGCGCTCAACAGGCGATGCGTCTCCGTCGGCTGTTCCAGGCTAACTTGCTGCGCCACTGCCGCTCTCCTGATGGCCGGCGATCTTCTCGCGCAGCACTGCCTCATTCCATCCGTTGAACGGCCGCTTGCCGATCAGGCGCTGATATTCGGCGCGAAGGACCTGCACGGCTTCGCCAGACTGTGCTTCAGAGCCGCCCTTCGCGCCGTCGCGATCGTGATCGAGCGGGTCAGGGCCGGGCTCGCTGTCCGGTCGCAGCATCCACCCTTCCGCTACCGCTGCCTTCTGCTCCTCGACATCCCGCACGATCAGCGTATCGACGCTGATGCCCCAGACCCGGGTCTTGGTGCCGGGCCGATAGAGCATGCGGGGATATTCGCTCATCAGAGCGCGCCTCTGCTAACCATGAGCGCCAAGGTAAGGCATGCGAGGCCGGCGGACTGCAGGTTGATCTTCCCGCCCACGCCAACTGCGGCCAGCGTGAACAGAACCAGCGGCACGACCAGTAGGGCGGCGACGATTCCCACGGCCTAGCTCGGCTGTGCGGCTGCGATACCGCCCGTGTGGCGGTTTCCGGTCCAGATCAGCCCAGTGGAGACCAGATTCTTGCCGCTGTTTATCGCGGTCGGGAAAATGCCATCGGCTATAAAACCGGTGTTGGAGTTGCTGTCGTTGAGGCTGAGGATCTTGGTCGGGACAGTTCCGTCCTCCATCAGCCCAAACGTCGGGCGAACCATTTCGAGGTTGCGGAAATGCTCGGTGTTGGCGCCGCCGGCGACATGCGATTCCTCGAACGAGGCCGCGCTATGATTGTGGTGGCGACAATCGACGAACCTCGCTTGCGTGACCGCCCCATAATCCGAACCGGTGAAAAGGACGCCGGTCGTGGCCCATGCGCTCTCGCAGTCTTCGAACAATACATCGCCGCACGTGCCGCGCGTGCCCGCCGTACGCTGCGCCACGGTGGCCACCAGAAGCTGAAGTGCGATGTCGTCACCCTCGATCTTGCAGCCCTTGGCACGGAAGCGAGCGCCGCTATTGATGAGGCCGGCGCCCGAGCCATCTCCGTCGCAGCCGACATTCACCAATGTCACGTCGTCGGCGTGGTTGGTGAGCGCAACGCCGTTTGTCGTCTCGGTCTCGATATAGACCGAGCCGCGGCCGCCAATGCCGACCAGCGTCAGATTGCCGCCATGGGTGCGCGGGATGGTGACCGCCTCATCGTACTGCCCGGGCGCGATATAGATCACCGTGCCGGCGCGCGAGGCGTCCACTGCTTTCTGGACGGTGCGGAAGCTGTTGGTGACGCCCTGCCGTCGCCAGTAGCGGCCGCTTACATCGACGAAGAGATTGGCCGCCGAACCGAAGAGGCCGCCGCCGAGACCGATATTGATCGAAATGTCCTGATTAGCCATTGCCTTGCACCTCTTCGTTCAGTCTCGGCGGGCGGGACCGAATCCCCGCCCGTGGTGGTCAGACCGGCGTCACCGGCGTTGTGTCGTTGGTGTAGGCGGGCCCGGCCTTGGTCACCTCGTAGGGCGACTTCACGCCGAGCCGGGCCATCAGCACCTTCACATGGTCGGTGCGATTGGGACCGGAGCGTTCGAGAATCAGGATGCCGGCGACCTGCTCTTCGCTGAGCAAATTGTCCGCATCCTCGGAGACTGCGGCCTCCAGGTCCTCAGCGCTGAGCTTCAGCAAGGGCTCGAGCGGCAGCACCTCGTCACAACCGGGATATTGGCGCGGCTCTCGGGTGGCGGCCGACTTGTCCTCGGTTTCGTCGACGGCTCCGGCGGCGTCTTCGGTCTTCTTGGTCATCACGTTAACTCCCTTCGTTACCGGCTCAGGCTTGGTCGAACGCCATGTCGCCCGCCATCAGGGGGTTCAGCAGGTTCGCGCCGAAATCGACTTCCCAGCGCGCCTTGACCGTGAGGTCGTTGATCTCGCCCTGCCTGGTGTAAGTGATCGCCAGCCCGAGTTCGGTGGTGGCGCGCAGAACCTCCCAGCCGTCGTCCGGGTCGACCACGAACGAGCCGGGGATCAGCTCCAGCGCATCGCGGACGAAGAACGGGTTGAGCGGCGCGTCGATCGTGTTGAGCCAGGTGATCGCGGCACCGTTGGCCGGAGTGGCCGAGACGTTCTGATATTCGCGCTCGGCGTCGGTGCCGCCCGCTCCCGAGATCAGCGCCGGCGCGATACGGATCACGTTGGAGCTGGGCTTGGAGATCACGCGGAAGGTCTGGAGCTGGCCGGTGTCCTGCTTTGAGATCGCGTTGACGCTGTTGACGCCCTCGATCGTGAACGCGTCGCCGGCCTTGATGTTGGCGTACGTCGCGGCGGCGATCGTCAGGTTCGAATAGCGGTTGTCGACGTTCGAAACTTCGCCGGTGGCGGCGGTGGAAGTCGCGACCGGGGTATATTCCTGATCCGCTCCGTTGACGGTGGTTGCCCCGCCAGTCGCCGCGGTCAGCCGGTAGGACTGGTCGTTCTTGAACGTCTCGAACCCGGCGATCATGCCGAGACTCGCCCGCTCATAGGCGGAAAGCGATCGGCCGGTCGGCGGCCCGTTGCGCCCCGCAAGGTCCCCGGCCATCTTCAGATAATCGCGGGACGACAGGAACATCTTGCGGTCTTCGCCCGATGGAATGCCGATCTCGGTGAAAATCGCATCGGCTTCGGCCAGATCATCGAAGCCCGATGCCTGTCCGGTGCGGGCGATGAAGTGCGCGCCCTCGAGCGCGACCTTCGTGAACAGCGCCATGTTGACGGCGGAGGCGAGGCCGAGCTTCGCCGCGCGTCCGAAGTTGGCGAGCTGCGATGGATCGCGAAGATCCTTGGAGGTCAGCTTCTTCGGGACCACCTTGTGGTAGCCGATCCGGGCCGGCACGCTGAGCGCGGTCAGGTCGCCGAAGTTCGATGACTGATCAAAGCCATCTTCGGTGACGGCGATGTAGGGCATCGGCCGCCAGATGATGTCGTTGTTGCGCTCTTGGGTCTGCGCATCGCCCATGTCGAACTTGCTCGCCGCCTTGGCGATCACAAGCTGGTCGTCGAAGCCCTCGATGACGTTGTCGAACATCACCGTTTCGGCTTTGGAAAAAGCATTCGCCATCGTTCAAAGTCCCGTGCAAGAGTGTGTCACGCGGCCGTGGCGAGCTTCTTGCGGTAGGCGATCAGCTTGGTGCGATCCCTGGTCCGCTCGGCTTCTGCTTCCAACCGCTCGAGCTGCTTGCCCGAACCGTGCTTCACGCTGGCGCTGCCGCTGGCGATCTCTTCGGGCTCGGGTGGCTTCCGCTTCGGCATGACCTTCAGGACTCCTTCCAGTCGCGCCACCGCGGCGGCCAGCTTCAGGGGATCAGTGATCTTGGAGAGCTCGGCGAGCTTCGCGGGATGCTTACCCAGCGCGTAGAGGACCTGGGCGGAGTTATCCGCCACCTTGACGATCACTGCCTGCTGAACTTCGCTCAGTGCGGCGGTGGCCGTTTCCTCTGCTTCCGCAGCATCCGGGAACTTGAGGGCCGCCCGCTTGTCGGCGTGGGCCTGCAGCTCCTTCTGCCACTGCTCCTGCGACTGCATTGCGGCTTGCTGCTGAGCGGTTTGCGACTGCTCGGCTTGGGCCTTTCTTTCCCGCCACTGCTCCAGCTCTTCTTCGTAGCGCTCTTCGTCATATTCGCAGGTGGCGATGGTGGGCTTATCGCCGACCTCGATCGCTTGCGGCTGAGCCTTGGAGAGCTCGGCCAGACGCTTGTCGCGCTCGCGAAGTTCATGCCGGAGATGGCGGACCAGATCGGTGTCGCGCTCTCCTGAGGCCGGCGCCGCCTCGTCCCCGAAGGTGATTTCCAGTTCCTCGTTGGCCTCTTCTCCGGCCTCCTCGGAACCTTGCTTCTCCCTGTTCTCAGCTTCGGATTGCTCCGTTGCTTCGTTGCTCTGGATAAGCTCGTCGTCCTCCGGCTCTCCTGCCATTCACAGTCCCCGTCACTCTCACCAGTTGCGGCCTGGCGGTTGCCGATGGGCGTGAATCTACGGGGTGGGCCGCGGCGGAGCGATTGAACCTTATCGTGACGGTTCAGGCGACATCGAGATGTCGCAGCGAATGCCGAACGATATGCTCGATTAAGTAGGCCTCGGCCTCTTTGCTGGGCTCTTCCTCAGCGACGTAGTGGAAGAGAAATCTCGCAGCATGCACTGCCTCGTGCGCGATAATGCAGGCCAAGTCGTGGCCCTTGCTCTTCGGGCATATCGCTATGATGATGTGGCCGTTGCTGCCGTCTTCCGTCATCAACTCCGTGTATCCCGCGCCAGTCTTCGGGAATGAAGCGTGCCTGACCCCCTGCTTGCCGCGCATAAAGCGGTTGAAGGCGCGGCGGTTATTGGTCACGCCGACCTGTGGCGGCCATTGCCCCATCTCGATCCAATGGATACCGCTCAGAAGTCCCGCCCCATCCTGATCTTCGGCCGCGGTGTCTCTGCGTCGTTGGCGGGCCTCATCGCCGCGAACCGGCGCGTCTCCGAATCCGCGCCCTTGGCCTTGGCATTCGCCAGCGTCTCGATGGTCTTCGCCTCGGTCAGCCCCACCTCGGCGTCGATCTTCTCAGCCTCCTTGACGTTCCTCCCGGCCTGCGCGTGAAGCGCCTCAGCTTGCGCCTCCAGCACCTTCTGCGACGCGTCGGGTTGCTGCCCCTGAGCGGCCTCGGCCATCGCCTCCTGCTCTTCCTCGTTCGGATCGATAAGCCCGATCGCGAGGCCCTTCTTGCGAGCGAAGCGCTGCATGTCGGCCATGCCCTCGCCGTCCTGGTTCATCACGGCGGTGATGAGCGCGGCCTGGGCGAGCTCCATGTCCTGAACCTCAACCGCCTTCGCCGCGATGTTGAGGCTCGACCGCACCGTCTTGTCGCGCCGAGTGCTGGTCGCCTCGGTCACGTCCGCGATCACTTTGTAGCGGCCGTTGGTGAAGTCGTTCCTGATCCGATAGGCGCCGTTCTTGTCGTTCACGCCTTCCAGCAACGTCGCCTCGCCGTCGTCGCCGTCCTCGGTCATCGTCTCGACCTTGCGCCCCGGCTCCCAGTAGATTTCCTTGCACATGGACAGATAGATTTCGCCCTCGCGCTGGACCGATTGGCGCATGTTATCGAGGTAGATGCCGGACTTGGCGTCGACTCGCGTTGCGGCGATGTCCATTGCCTCGGCGGACGTGTTGGCGACCACCTCGTCGGGGTCCGCCATGTCCTCGGTGAGGTCGCTGCCGGTGATCTGGAGCAGGACGGCAGACACTGGCGCGAGTTGCGGTGGGTCGATCTTGCCGATGGGTCCAAGCGCGACAACTTCGCCTGTCACCGGATTGATCAGCGGCTCGACCAGCGCATAGGGATGGCGGTTGATTTCCTGCGCGGCCCACTGTTCGGCCAGGTGCGGAGGCATCTGGGCGGCAGCAAAGATCGGCTTCTCGCGCGGGCTGAGCGCGCTGGTCTCGCTGAGCTTCGCGATCTGGGCGTTGTAGACCCTCTGGCGGTCCATCATCAGCTGGACGTAGCCGCGGAAGCGCTCCTGCCCGTCGATGTACCAGCGTTTGCCGTAGACCGGTACGACGGGGATGCACTCGCCGGCGATGAAGCCGTTATCGCGCAGCACCTCCGCCCCGCTCATCGTATATTTGTGGATGCGGCGGCGCTTCTGACGGCGAGAGCGCTGAACCCATCCCTTGGCGGTGAGATCCTCGATCTCGGCCGCGTCAATATCGCTCGACCACCAGCGCTGGCTCTCGGTGGTCAGTCGGTGTTCGAATATCAGCAGTCTTTCGTCCTTGTCCTCGACCTCGTAATACTCGCTGACCACCACGGCTTCGGGCGCGAACCAGTCATAGGTTGACACCCGCGGCAAACCGTCAGCCCATGACGTCTCCCGCTCCTCGCCGAATGCCTCACGAAACGCATCCGGCGTATAACCCGTGAGCACGAAGCAGAATCGCGCGTCCGACTTGTCATAGAGCTTTGAATTTCCATCGAAGAACACCCGCTGGTCGGCATCGACGATCGTCATCGCCGGATTGATGCGCTGGGCGTCCGATTCCTTGTCGTACGGGTCGGCCCATTCATTGGTCAGGCGATAGGCACCCATGCCGCCAGACGCCGCTTCCTCGAATGCGTTGTCGCGCGCTTGGCCTGCTTTGAAATAGTAGCTGTCGGCCCGATGGATGCCGTCCAGGGTATCGGCGGTGTCCTGGTCGCTGTCCTGTCCCGCCGGCCGGAAATCGGGAACGATGCGGTTTTCCCGATAGTCGCGGTATATTTTCTCCAGCCCGACCGCGACTTTGTTGATCTCCGGCTTGATCGAATTCTCGAACGGGTCACCCCATTCGCCTTCCCACTGAGCGCCCGGGATCGAAGCAAAGCGGCGAGCGGCCAGGCAGAGTGCGCGCTGCTCCTGCTGTGGCATGACCGTGTCATCGAATCGCTTGAGCGCGCGCTTGTGGACGACCTTCAGCTTCTCGCTGTCACCGTCGGCCTCGCGCTGGTCCAATGCCTCGTCGGGAACGGGGGCTGTTGCCATCGGCGCAGGATAACCGAGCGGGCACAGGCCATCGCTTGAACCTTATCGTGAGCGTTGGGCAAGGCCAGGAATGCGCTGGCGGGTGGACCTGATGAGCGTCGGGATGTGGACGGGGCCAGGTTCAGGCCGCTTCATTGCCAGCGCGCGGCGGGCGCCCTCAACGGCATAGCGCAGGGCGTCGATCATGTGATTGTCCTTGTCCTCAAGTGCCGCCGTGACCTGTCCGGTGAGGTTGTCGGCCTTGTAGCTGTAGAGCGTCAGTTCGGCGATCAGGCGCTCGCAACGGGGATGGATGACGAGATCATAGCTCTTCAGGAACTCCACGCCCTCTTCGAGCGAGCGCTTGCCTTTGATTGCCGACTGGATGCGCGGGAAGCCATTGTTCCTGAGATGGCTGATCGTCTCTGGGCGCGAACTGTCGGCCGTCATCCAGTATCTTTCGGCCTCGGGAATGCTCTGGAACAAGCGCGGAAGGTTGATGATCTCGACCTGCAGACCCCACGCCTCGTAGTCGACGAATATCTGCGTGCCATCGATCCAGCACCTCAGCGCGCAGCTCGGATCAATGCTGAAACCAAAGTCGGCGCCGAGGCGGTATTCGACGTTTGAGGGGCTTTCGAATGCCTCTACCCTCCAGTTCTTGAAGACTCGCGCCTCACTGTTGCGCCGATATTGGCCGAGCCAGATGTGATTGTACTTGTCGATATCGCGAGCGCGGTCCCATTCCATCTTCTCGCGCAGATCAGGCGGAAACCACGGATTCTGCTCATAGTTGACGTTGAGCACGACCGACCGCGGCGGTGGGCCAGGCCACTGCTCGGGGTCGTTTCTGCCCCTGAACATCGCGTCGACCGGGTCAGATTCAAGATCGGGGTTCCAACTCCAGATCAGGCGGGACCCGGGCACGCGAATAGTCGGCTCGAGCGTGTCGATGCTCGCCTGACTGACGGTCTGCGCTTCCTCAATCCATGCGCCGGTCAGCCCCTCCAGACTGCGGACGCCAGTGGCATTGCCACGCAGGCCAGCGAAGATGAACAGGCTATCGTGCGGGCCCCTGATCTCCCGCTCGGTGCTTTCGTAGAGGTTGCCAAGGCCACAGCGGTCGATCGCGTCATCGAGAAGCTGCTTCACCGAGCCCTTGATGCTGTTTTGGATCTCCCGGCAGCATAGCCAGCGGTGGTGTTCGTCGGCGGCCTGAAGGACGAGCGCGGTGGCTATCGAACGGCTCTTAGCGCCGGCCCGTCCTCCCCACAGCGCGATATGGCGGGCATCCTTTCGCCACAGGCTCTCCGCCCAGTCAGGCAGTTCAAGCTCAGCTGCTGACACTCGCCGCCTCGGTCCTCACGAACTTGACCAAGATCGGCTTCTGAGTTCCCGTCTCCTCGTTATCGACGCCACCTATCTGCAGCGGCAACAGCTTGGCGGCGATCCGGTAAAACTCTGTCGGGTTGTCGTTCGCCCACTTGGCGAAGTGTCCGTGATCTTCTTGATTCTCCTCGGCTTTCGCGTGATCACGCTGCAGCTTCTCGTAAACCGCAGCGATCGCCTGCTTCATCGTCGCTGTCGTCTTGTTGGGCGTGCCCTTCTGGCGGCCTCCACGGCGCTCGCCAGGCTTCGCACCACCACGACGGCGCGGTTGGCTAGTCTGCGCTAGTTCAGCCATGCGCCATTCTCACCCAGGAGCCCCCGCCCGCGCCACTGAACCTTGTCCGCACGACAATCCGAGCTTGTACATGCGGCGATAAACGGCGCGAGGCGTGCGGTTCAGCTTGAGCGCGATCTGGGCGGGGCGCTTGCCGGCTTTCAGCATGCGCTTGAGCTTCGGATCATCGACCAGCCAGCCTCCGCGGACCCATGCCCTCACGGCGCAGGGCCTGCTCGAGCCAGTTGCTTTCGTCGTCGGTGAGCGAGCGGAAGCGGTTAAGCGACGTCGCCAGTTCCACCACTATCGCGTCCATGTTGAATTCTCCTGCCATCGCTCACCAGCCTATCAGCCAACCTGCTTCACCCCGCATATCGCCTCGCCACGATTGGAGGCGCTTCATCACGGCCTCCCCGTCGAAATCTTCCGGTCCAGGAAATGCTTCGTTGAGCCGTCATCCTCGACTTTGCGGCCGACGAAATACGGCAGGCCGGAATCGCAGACGAAGGCGCTGCGGTTGAGGCTGTCGCGAAGCTGCTCAAGCATTTCGACCGTCACCTTGCCGGGGCGCGGCGTGCTGACAAAATCGTCTAGCGGGTTACGAGTCATAATTGCCTTCCAAGACCTTCTGGAAATTGCCTTTTTTCATCAGCCAGTCGAAGGTGAGCGGCGTTCGGCCGTTGTCACCTCGTAGGAACGGCGAGTCCCGGCACTTGGCGAAAACCGTCTGGAAGTCGTCCAAGCCGCGCTGGGTGATCCGGCCACGAGCAAGCTGCCGGCGCTCAGCGGTGAAGTCTCTCGGCACCGGGCGGCCGATTGAGGCAGCCAGCTTCCGGTAACTTTCAAAAACATGTTCGGGCCGAAGCGAGGGCTCATCGCTAGATGGGCTATCGTCGTTAGACGATTCTACTTCTTCCTTTGGAGGTAGAGGTGGAGGGGCAGTCGTTCGGCAGGCGTTCGGCAGGCGTTCGAACAAGTCTTTACAGACACTTAGCCGATAATCTGTGTCGTCTGCGCTCTTGGAAGAGTTGCAAGAAACGCATAGCGGTTGGAGATTATTTAGCGCATCGGACCCGCCACGATAAATCGGGAGGATGTGATCCTTAACCAATTCGCACCCGCTGGCGTGGCACTTGACACATTGCGAGCCCGTCAGCCGAACTAGCTCTTCCCATTCCGCCGCGGTGTGTCTTCCCTTGGCTCGCGCCTCTGTAAGCCGGGCCGCGCGCTTCCTCGCTGCGGAAAGTCCATCCTCTTCTGGGCTGCTTTCCCACTTGCTGGCGGCCTTATCACGCTGCGCTTGGCGACGGCTCTCGACGTAGTTGCGCTCTTTGGTTAAACGGGCCTGTTTCCATGCCCCATTCTCAAGCGTCCAGAAGGCCATCACGGTCGGCTTGAGCTTGCGCCATTTGGCCGCAGTCGTGCCTAGCATCCGGGCAAGGCGGGCATCGTCGTCTGGGAGGCAGCATCCTTCGATGCGCCAAGCGATCATGATGAGCTGGAGATAGGCCCCGTGTTCCTCAAGACTGAGGTGGCGAGTATCGGCCAGGTAGGCATCGCCGAAGAACGGGATGGCGGGGACGGCGCTGCTCACCAGCCCCACTCCGCGCAAATCTTGTCGGCAAGGGCGAGCTCGGCTTCGCGGGTGTCGCTGAGGATGCGCTCGCGTGCCGTTGGGCCAGGAAGGACGGTCCCTGCTCCGATCGCCCAGAGATAGGACTTGCTGAGCCCGAAACGCTTGTGCGCGACGTTCATTCCGCCGGGGAGGCAGACAGTGGCGTGAACGAGCGCGCGGGCTTGAGCGTGTGAGGTCGCCATCACGCCGCCTCTCGCCAAATCTGGACGCGACAGGGCGCTCCTCGAGCGATCAGGAACGCATGTGCTTCACCGGGCGAGGTGACGACCGCCGGCGCATAGCCTTTGCTCGCCAGATCGGCGTGCATGGCTTCCTGGGCGGGCGATAGCTTGCCGCCGGGGCGCTTTACCTCGATGAACGCGACGCCGCGGTTCCATACGCAGAGCAAATCTGGAAAGCCGATCTTGAGGCCGTCGCCCTTCAGCGCTCCCATCTGCATCGAGCGGGAGCGATCGTCGCCGCTGAGATGAGCGCCGTTCGGGACGTGGGCGATCAGCACTTCGGGAAAGCAGATGCCGGCCATTGCGAGGATCGATCGCTGCACTTGGCGCTCCGTAGGCACGGTCTTCCCGCTGCCGTGGGCGCCGTGGGGAATGCCGGACTGCTCGCGGCGCTTGCGGGGGCTGGATACCCTCACCGCCCCACCTCCGACAGCCTGATGGCTTCAACGAGGGCGGCGTCGTTCTTCCTGGCGTAGAGAAGGAGGGCGTTTAGCATGGCGTTGCTGGCGAGCTCGGCCACCCTCTTTGCTTTGGTTGAGTCTGGAATGGGCTGGGGG